GTAGAGAGAAGCGTTAATGCGTATTCAAGAAGTAATCACCGAGAACTTAGACAAATATCTTGACGAAGTTCTCGAAGATGAAGCTGACGGGCGTGGCGATGCAAACTTGCTGACCACGCTTGAGTTTTTACGTAATCGAGCACACGATACTCACATTCAACCAAGAATCAGGGTTGACAGTTTAATCAATCTTGTCCAAAAAACTGGCGAAAGCCAATTTAATCTTGATAACTTGCTGGACGCATACAAATCAAATCCTGATATTAAAAATTTAATCAAAGACATCAAAGATGATTCATCAGGTGTCAAGTACGCTTATCTAGAACCATTTGCTGACGACACTGATCAGCCTGCTGAAATTGGACAAGAAATTCCTCGTACTGCTCCCGAGCGTACAGTGGACTCAATGGCCAAATCGGCTCTTGCAAAAAGATCTTAAAGACCACACACAGGTGCTCCTATCATAAATACTTGTATGAAAAACAAGTATGGTCAAATAAAAAAGTGTCTATATTGTCAAACAGAATTTATCACTAAACCTCGTTTTGTTGATTATTGCTCACAACCTTGTAAGAATCCTTTAAATAGAGGTGAATACACTCCTTGGAACAAAGGTATTAAACTTACAGAAGAACAAAAGGCAAAACAAAACACAAGTGGATTATCTAAGGGTTGGGGATGGAATAAAGGATTACCCAATGAAAGGCAAAAACAAAAATGGTTAAATGATAATCCAAATAAGGATGGAAGATGCAATAATCTTAGACCAAAAAATCCTTCAACTGATCCTTTAAAAAAATATAGAAGTCAGGTCAGACACGCTACATATAGAACATTAAAAGAAATGCAAGCAAATGGAGATTGGGTACCAACAAGAGGCAAAGGTCCAGATGATTGGCAATTAGATCATATTATCCCACATAAACAAGGATTTGATTTAGGTATTGAAACTTCTTTACTTGGAGGTAAAAAAAATATACAATTTATAAGAGGCAGAGATAATAGAAAAAAATGGGATACATATCAGCCTTTAGAATTAGTTGAACAAATAACAGGAGGAAAATATGGCTTATAGTGAAGCTGTGCTGGATCATTACAATAACCCAAGAAATGTAGGAAAAATGGATAAGGAGGATGCGCACGTTGGAACCGGCTTAGTCGGTGCCCCAGCGTGCGGTTAGAGGAGATGTTCTTCAACTTCAAATATATGTAGAGCAAGGAGTTATCACGGATGCCAAATTTAAGACATACGGTTGCGGTTCAGCGATCGCATCTTCGTCGTTGGTCACTACGTGGCTTAAAGGAAAGAGTCTTGACGAGGCGTCGGAAATTAAGAACACAGAAATTGCGGAAGAACTCGCGTTACCTCCGGTTAAAATCCATTGTAGTATTTTAGCCGAGGATGCTATCAAAGCAGCACTGGCAGACTATCGATCAAAACATGATACAGCTAACTGAATTGGCAGCAAAAAAAGTAAGACAACAACTTGATCGTAGAGGTCACGGTGCGGGCATTCTTATTGGTGTAAGAACCACAGGTTGTTCGGGACTGGCATACAAACTGGAATACATCGACACACCCACCGACGAACAAGTTAAATATGAATCAAACGGTGTCAGTGTGTTTGTCAATCCCAAGGATCTGCCATACATTGACGGAATGACCATGGACTACAAGCGTCAAGGTCTCAATGAAGGTTTTGACTTTATAAACAGCAAAGAACGTGACCGTTGCGGTTGCGGTGAAAGTTTTCGAGTTTGATTTTAATATACAGCGATAGTCAGATAATAGATTTAGATTGGTTGCCAAGAATTAATTTTCCTGGTGACTATGTAATATGTCATGACTTTACAGAATTCAAGCAATCTTCTTTGCAATACAAAATTGCTTTCACTACACATAGGATCCATTGTGACCATGACATTAACTGTAAAGCCTATCAGGGTTTTGAAGACAAAATTAATCAATTGAGTCAAATTAGCCAATATGTTTTTACTATAGAAAGCGAATTACACCACTATCATTGGAAAATTTGGGATCAATGTCACCGTGATAATGTTTATTGGATATTACCGGGCACAGTCAATGACAACCAAAAAATGTCTGATAACATCATAATATGGAATGATTGGTTCAAAACAACTACTAGTATATACAAAAATCTTCCAGAAAAGATAGACCAAATAGATTATGAAAACCCAAAACCCAGATATTTTGACGCACTACTGGGTTGTATAAAACCTCATAGAAATTTTGTACATAATTCTGTTATTCAAAATAATCTTAAGGATAAATTTATACTCTCATACGGTGGTAAATGGGATGATAATGAATTTTATGCCAAAGACTATTTTATTTGGGAAGATAATGTTGTACCTAAACAAAAAATAATAGGTACCGCAGACTATGTTGATTATTGTGGCCAATTAGCACATTTAAGTCAAGTTATTCCTATTAAAGTTTTTAATCAAACTGCATATAGTATTATTGCCGAAACTGACCACGATAACACATTATCTTTTTTTACAGAAAAAACTGCTAAACCTTTAATTGCACGTAGGCTTTTTGTAGTTTTTTCTGGTTATAAGTTTCTACACAATTTACGTAGATTAGGATTTCAAACCTTTGATGGTATTATTGATGAAAGTTATGATTTGGTGTTAGATGATACTCTTAGATATACTATGGCATTTGATGAAATCAAAAAACTATGTAATTTAGAACAATCAGTGGTTCTAAATAAAATTAGACCAATAGTTGAACACAATCACAATTTGATTATGAGACAGGACTGGACCACTTACGCAGCTAATTTTATTTCGGAGTTAATTAAATCTTTAGAAACAAGTTCTGCCCAAAGACGATGAGTGTCATCCCCAGGATGAAATTGATCAGCTTGAAAATCATTGTTCCTTAATGCTAAATCGTAAATAGTCTTTTTTTGATCATCTAAAAAAATCCATTTGTTAAAATCAATTTGATTTATAATTGGTGCCAATTCTGGAAAATCATACACACCAAAATCTCCATTTGGGCTTATATGTTCTCCTGTAGTCCAATAATTTACATAACTCATAAATCTAAAGTCAATTTTTTTTGATTCAAGAAAGTTTTGAAGTTTGACCATTTCCATCAAATTGATATTTGCTAAACTTAATTTACTTGATACTTTGTACATTTCGTAAAATATTTTGTGTGCTACTGGATTTTTATACCAGGTACCAAGTTGTCCTCCGCTAAAAATCCAACCTAACTTCTGATTTGTTAAGCGTCGATAAAAACCATAACTATCAAATAATTTTTCCCAGGCATCGTCTTCGAGACTGGTTAAATAATCAAGCCTACTTATACCTGACCACATAACTAAAACCATATCATATGAATTTTCCGCTAATTCTCTTATTACGCTATCACAGATATACTGGTTTCCGGCAGCCGCTTCGGCCAGACTTTTCATACGCCAATTTGGGTGTAATTCTTGTAAATATTTTGGCCAACAAACATTCGGCCCACTAGGAAATTCTGGCCATTGGGTAAAGCTGCAACCGGATATTAATACTTGCATAAAAATATTTATTGATAAACAATTTACATTAAGTTAAAATAAACACATGATAATTTCTAAATATGATTACACTCCTTTAGCTAGAGAAAGCATAGAGGGCAAGCGACACTACTGCCTACCTGATGGTAGTAAAGTTCCTAGTGTAACAACGATTCTTGATCGTACCAAACCCGAAGAAGCCAAGCAAAAACTACGTGAGTGGAAAGATAGGGTCGGGCACGAGCGAGCGCAACAGATTACAACTGAAGCTGCCAATCGCGGTACCAGAATGCACACTTATCTGGAACGCTACATCAAACAGGATGACATAGGAGAGTTTCCGGCCAACCCATATGCACAACCGTCGTGGTTTATGGCTGCACAAGTTATACTAGAAGGACTGGGCAATGTTGAAGAGTATTGGGGTTGCGAGGTGCCATTATACTATTCTGGGCTTTATGCTGGTACTACTGACTGTATCGGGGTCTGGAAGGGACAGCCTGCAATCTTGGATTTTAAACAAACGAACAAGCCTAAAAAGCGAGAATGGATTAGCGATTATTTTTTACAGCTGGCGGCATATGCGGCAGCTCACAATGACACCCACGGAACCCAGATCAATAGCGGAGTCATTCTCATGTGCGCCCGTCCAGAAAGTGATACAGCTACTCCTCAATATCAAGAATTTGTACTAGAGCCCAAAGACTTTGCCTACTGGAGTGATCAGTGGATGCGCAGAGTAGCACAGTACTATCAAACAAGCTAAATACAAAATAATTGAGGATTTAGCATGGCTGTTACCCAAATAAGTAGAATTCAACATCGACGCGGATTAGAGCAAGATCTTCCACAACTTGCTTCAGCGGAATTAGGTTGGAGTATTGATACCCGACAATTATATATAGGTAACGGCACCTTAAGTGAAGGTGCTCCGGTTGAAGGTGTTACTAGAATATTAACAGAAAACGATATTGACGATATCACCTCTAATACTTCATTCACAAATTACACATTTCAAGGAACAGCAGCAGGTTACACAGCTCAAACTGGTCCTAGTGCGCTTTTTCCAGTCTCAAGAACATTTCAACAAAAATTTGATGATACAATTAATATAAGAGATTTTGGAGCGATTGGAGATAACACCACTGATGATACTATTGCGATCAATCGAGCCATCCAACAAATTTATAAATCTACGGTAAGTCCAAACGAACCAAGAGCACGTAGAACAATATATTTTCCTGGTGGAACCTATTTAACGACCAGTGAAATATTAATACCTCCCTACGCTAAAATCATCGGCGATGGTCCAGGCAGCACTACTATTAGACAAACAATCGGTAATAAGACTGTAGCCAATCTTTGTGACAGTTCATTTCAAACTGGTGCTAGTTTAGGCTCAGGATCAGCGGTGTTACCGCGTGATATTGAAATAAGCGGCATTAACTTTTACAACTCTAATCTATATGCAAATCTTTCTGTAATTAATATTGATAGCGCAAGTAATATTAAAATAACCAGTTGTAAATTCCAGCACAATTTCACTTCAGGTTTCTACCCTAATCTAATTACATTACACTCAACTGTTTCACCAGCACAAAAAATTTCTATCGATACATGTCAATTTAACAGAGCAGGCAATGCAATTAGTTCTAGTGGCGATGGAATAAACACCATAAGAGTGTTTAATAGTTTTTTTACTGAAATTGCTAACGTTGTTTATGATGTGAGAAGAGCAGTAGGAATTACTAGTATTGGTAACTATTATGATTTTAGTCCTGGTAGTTTATCTTTAATTTTCCAGTCAAACGGATCAAATAGAAATCATTCCATAGCAGATAATACAGTTGTAACTGATCGACAAAATTCCGGCGGCATTCAATTAGGAAATCTAACTGTTCTATCATCAATGAGAGAAACAATTAGTACAACTCCATTGTTGGTTCCAATAGATACTGATTCATATACTATTAGGTACAAAATTACACAAAATTCTCCTGCTTCCCCAAGTGGATATTTTACAAGATACGGCACTTTTAATTTTTCTACAGATGGAAGTAATGTATCTATCGTTGATGATTATGTGGAGACACCTATCACCGTGAATGCAAATGTGACTGCTAATACTACACATTTTATAGTTTCGACTTTTATAGGTACTGCCAATTTAGAATACAGTATAAGTTCATTAAGTTTGTCATATTAATTTTGTTGTATGTTTAAATTAACAACAGCAGCTCGCTTAGATCGCTGGAAGTTGTTTAGACAAAGTTTAAATGATTTTTCTATAGGCAAAGCTGTAGAAATAACAAATGAACTTTGGGCAACTTGTCCATTTATTCCTTACTTTTTAGATTCTGATGATACCAAAAATTGGCCAGATCCTTGGACACTATTGGCAGAAAATTATTACTGCGATATTGCTAAAGTTTTAGGTATCATATATACTTTACATCTAACTGATCATGGTCGAATCCTTAACCCGGAATTGAGAATTTATTTTCACACAAAAACCAAGCATACTTATCATATAGCTTACTTGTGTGATGGGAAATATGTTCTTAATTTGATTGAAGGGGAGATCTTAAATAAAGAACACATTAATCAAGAATTAAAATTAAAATACCGCTACACCGCAGCGGATTTAAAATTAGAACAATACTAGGGCAAAATATGCAGATTCAAGTTACCAAGAGAGACGGAAGTCGAGAACAATTAGATTTAGAAAAGTTACACAAGGTTGTGTTTTGGGCTACAGAAGGAATTACTGGAGTCAGCGCAAGTGAAGTAGAAATAAAAAGTCACATACAGTTTTACAATGGAATCAAAACAGCAGATATTCAAGAGACCCTGATCAAGAGTGCAGCAGATTTGATCAGTGAAGAAACACCCAACTATCAATATGTAGCAGGCAGATTGATCAATTATCATCTGCGTAAACAAGTGTATGGTGCATATCAACCTTGTGCTATTATTGACCTGGTTAAGAAAAATGTTGAATCAGGATTTTATGATCGTGGTCTATTAGACGCCTACACTGATGACGAGTGGCAAAAAATAAATTCATTTGTTCATCACGAACGAGATGAAAACTTTACCTATGTGGCCATGGAACAATGGCGCGGCAAATATCTTGTACAAAATCGTGTTACCAATGACATTTACGAAACACCACAGGTGGCATACATTTTGATTGCAGCAACACTATTTCAAAACTATCCACGTGAAACAAGATTACGTTGGGTAAAGGATTACTATGATGCTATTAGCCTACATGATGTTAGTCTGCCTACTCCTGTTATGGCTGGTGTTCGAACTCCGCAGAAACAATTCAGTTCTTGTGTGCTTATTGAAACCGACGACAGCCTTGATAGTATTAATGCTACTACCAGTAGCATTGTTAAGTATGTCAGTCAAAAAGCCGGAATCGGAATTGGTGCCGGAAGAATACGAGCACTTGGGAGCCCAATACGAAACGGAGATGCTTACCACACCGGGGTTATACCTTTTTACAAGTTGTTTCAAAGTGCCACGCGAAGCTGTAGCCAAGGAGGTGTCCGTAATGGCGCCGCTACCCTGTATTACCCAATCTGGCACTACGAGATTGAGGATCTGATTGTTCTCAAGAACAACAAAGGAACCGAAGACAATAGAGTGCGTCATATGGATTATGGCGTGCAGTTTAATAAGTTGATGTATGAAAGACTAATTACAGGTGGCGATATTACCTGCTTTAGTCCTAATGATGTACCTGAGCTGTACTCTGCCTTTTTCAATGATCAAGACCGATTCAAAGAGCTGTATGAGCGAGCAGAGCGTAATACCAAGTTGAGAAAAAAGACCTTCAAAGCAAGTGACTTGTTTAGTAGGTTTATGCAGGAACGCAAAGACACTGGTCGTGTATATCTACAAAACGTAGATCATGCTAACACTCATTCGCCGTTTAATGAGCGTGTGGCACCTATTAAGATGAGTAATCTTTGCGCAGAAATCGATTTGCCAACTGTGCCGTTACGAGATGTCAACGACGAGGATGGTAGGATCGCCCTGTGTACTTTATCAGCGATCAATTGGGGCAATGTAAAAAGCCCACATGACTTCGAAAAAATGTGCCGGTTAGCAGTTCGTGGTTTAGATGCATTATTGAGTTATCAGAACTATCCTATTCTAGCAGCACGTTTGGCTACAGAAGAATTTAGACCTTTAGGTGTTGGTATTATCAACTTTGCCTACTTCCTAGCCAAAAATGATGTTAGCTATAGTGACCCTAGAGCATTAGCATTAGTAGATGAGTATGCAGAGGCTTGGAGTTATTATCTACTCAAGGCCTCTGCAGATCTCGCCGAAGAACAAGGCGCTTGCACTAGATGGAAAGATCTAAAGAGTGCAAACGGCGTATTACCAATTGATACAAGAAAACGCGATGTGGATGAATTAGTGCCCTACCAAGAGCGTATGCCTTGGCAATCACTGCGTGAGCAAATCCAACGTACTGGTCAGCGCAATGCCACACTAATGGCTTTGATGCCGGCAGAAACTAGCGCACAGATTTCAAACGCTACCAATGGAATTGAGCCACCACGCTCGTATGTGTCAATCAAAGGTTCCAAACATGGACAATTGAAACAGGTTGTGCCCGAATACAAGCGTTTGAAGAACCGATATGAACTGCTTTGGGATCAAATCAGTCCCGAAGGGTATTTGAAACTATGTGCTGTTTTACAAAAATACATTGATCAAGGAATCAGTGTTAATACATCGTATAATCCGCAATACTATGACGATGAAAAAATTCCTATGAGCGAAATGTTGCAGCACTTGCTTTTGTGTTATAAGTATGGACTCAAGCAACTTTATTACTTTAACACATTTGACGGACAAGGCGAAATCAACGTGGATAAACTGGTTGAAAGCCGAGTAGAGGAACCAGAGTCGATCGATCAAGAAGACTGTGACAGTTGCGTAATCTAGGACATTTATGAAAAAAAGAAATTACTCGTTTGATACTGTAAGACGATTACAGGGATCTATTAGAATAGACCATACCTTGGCAAGACTGGGCGCAGATAAATTGCGCACATTGTTGGCCAATGAACCATACATCAACACATTAGGTGCATATAATGGACAGCAGGCTGTGCAACATGCCAAGGCTGGTCTAAAAGCAATTTACTTGAGTGGATGGCAAGTGGCCGCAGCCAACAACACAGCCAATACCACATATCCAGATCAAAGTTTATATCCGGTAGATAGTGTGCCTAGAGTGGTCAAAGGTATCAACAATGCTTTTCGTAGAGCCGATCAAATTGATTGTGCCGAAGGCCGGACAGATGTTGATTATTTCTTGCCTATTGTGGCCGATGCCGAAGCTGGTTTTGGTGGTGCATTGAACGCATATGAGTTGATGTCACACATGATCGAAGCCGGCGCCGCAGGTGTTCATTTTGAAGATCAATTAGCATCAGAAAAGAAATGCGGTCATCTTGGCGGTAAGGTATTGGTACCTACCAGTCAAATGATTAGAACATTGAATGCGGCAAGACTGGCAGCAGATGTTGCTGGTGTAGATACAGTTATTATGGCGAGGACAGATGCTGAAGCGGCAACACTTATTACGTCGGATCACGACCCTCTTGATAGTGATTTTATTATCCGCGAGAGAACTGAGGAAGGATTCTTTCATTATAAGAATGGTATTGAGGCTTGTATCCAACGTGGGTTGGCTTATGCTCCTTATGCTGACCTATTGTGGTTTGAAACATCAACTCCTGATATTCAGCAGGCGACTAGATTTGCCGAAGCCATCCACGCAGTGTATCCGGATCAGATGTTGGCGTACAATTGCAGCCCTAGTTTTAATTGGAGAAAATTCTTATCAGAAGCTGAATGTTTGACTTTCCAGCAGGAATTGGGTAAACTAGGATACAAGTTTCAGTTCATTACTCTTGCTGGTTTCCACTGCAACAATCTGGCTACATTTGAACTTGCAGAAGCATACAAGCAGCGTGGCATGGCCGGGTATAGTGAAATGCAAGAGCGTGAATTTGCAGCACAAAGTCGAGGCTTTACCACAGTCAAACATCAACGTGAAGTAGGTGTTGGTTATTTTGATTTAATCAGTGAGGCAGTAGGCGCAAAGTCAACAGCAGCATTGGCCCATAGCACAGAAGCGGATCAGTTCTAATGACACTAAGAAAGTACATAAATTTGTTTGAAGAGGCTGGCATCAATGACGAATGGTTTTCTCAGGGTGCCTTCAAAACCTATAAACAACCCAATCCTGAACAGTATGAGATTGCTCAAGAAGATGGTGTCATACAAACACTTGAAGGACCTGTAAATTATAAACGAGGTTTTTATATTTTGACTGGACCCAAAGGCGAACAATATCCTATGCCTCCTGAAAAGTTTCGTGAATTGAAAGATGATGCTGGCAATGGAGTATGCTATCCAAAAAAAATAATTAAGGTTGCTAAACTTGCTGATCATGATGGTTCAGTGGCTACCAGTTGGGGCGAAACACTAAATTATACAGCAGGAGAAGATTACATTGTAAGACATGGTCCTGGAGACTACGGCGTAGTAAAACGAGATATATTTACAAAAACTTATGTGCAGGAACAATAAATTATGAGCGTGTTTAATATTAATAACAAGAACAAACATACAGAAGCGTTGGCATTTTTAGATGCATCGGGCGCACAACCTATACAACGATACGACACACTAAAGTACAGACAGTTTGATAAACTGACAGACAAACAGTTAGGCTTCTTTTGGCGACCAGAAGAAGTAGATGTACTAAGAGATGCCAAGGACTTCAAAGAACTTACAGAACATGAACAACACATTTTTACTAGCAATCTTAAGCGACAAATCCTTCTTGATAGTGTTCAAGGCCGTAGTCCTAACCTTGCTTTCCTTCCCATTGCTACTATTCCTGAGTTGGAAACTTGGATTCAAACATGGGCATTTAATGAGACTATTCATAGCCGCAGTTACACTCACATTATTCGTAATGTTTATAGCGATCCTAGTATTGTTTTTGATGAACTAACTGATATCGAAGATATAGTCAATTGTGCCAAGGATATCAGCAAATACTATGATGATCTAATTGATTCAGTTCAGTACTATAATTTGTTGGGTGTAGGTAGTCACTCAGTAAATGGTCAGACAGTAGTGGTTGATCGTCATGACTTGAAAAAGAAGTTGTGGTTATGTCTCAACTCAGTAAATGCCTTGGAAGGTATTCGATTCTATGTGTCTTTTGCCTGTTCCTGGGCATTTGCAGAATTGAAAAAGATGGAAGGCAATGCTAAAATAATTAAATTGATTGCACGAGATGAAAATGTTCATTTAGGGTCCACGCAAACCCTACTCAAATTGCTACCACAGGATGATCCTGATTATGCTTCTATAAAAGAAGAAACTCGTGCCGAATGTACAGAAATGTTTTTAGCAGCCGCAGCGCAGGAAAAAGCCTGGGCACACTACTTGTTCAAGGATGGAAGTATGATCGGACTTAATGAACAATTGTTGTGTCATTATGTAGATTGGCTGACTTGCAAGCGTATGACCGCAGTAGGATTGGATTGCGGCATGAAACCGGGCTCAAATCCTTTACCATGGACACAAAAATGGATCGCCGGTGCCGAAGTTCAAGTTGCTCCACAAGAAACAGAAATTTCAAGTTATGTAATTGGTGGTACAAAACAAGACGTTGATAATAATACATTTAAAGGATTTAGTTTGTAATGGTTACTGTTTATTCAAAAAATAATTGTCCATTTTGTGATAGGGCAAAAGCACTACTAGAAAGTCGAGGGGTTCCATATACAGAAGTTAATATCGAGAACGATGCAGAATCGAGGCAGATGTTGTTAGATAAAGGCTTAAGAAGTGTTCCACAAATTTTTCATGGTTATGAATTGATTCCCGGTGGCTTTAATGGACTTAATTCTAAACCGGCAGAATTTTTTCAATTATTGAAAGGTTAAGATGTTAATTTCAAAAGGTTATCAAGAAGGCGATATTGTGAGTTTCAAAATTGTGAACGGCGACGAGATTGTTGGTAGAATCGTAGGAGCCGGTCCTGACGGTTTTGAACTTTCAAAACCTTGTACTGTAATGCCCGGACCGCAAGGAATGGGATTGATTCAAAGTTTATTTACTGCGGACGCAGATGTAAATGTTGTTCTACGAAAAGAACATGTTATCATGCATGCACCCAGTATTGATCAAATGCAAAAACATTATATCAAAACAACAACAGGCATCGAACCTGTTACCAGAGGAAGTATTATAACCTAATGCCCGCTATACATAGAAATACAGATTCTCGTAACTGCGGAGCAACAACAGTAGTCGTAGGTCAATCTACTGTTTGGGCTAATGGACTATTGGTTTCGGTAAATGGTGATCCTAATAGTCATGGTGGCGGTGCCTTACAAGCCGCTTGTGACAACGTATGGGTAGAAGGAAAACTGGTAGTCAATCACACTCCGGATAACGCTAGCCCTGACAGTTTATGTCCTATACCGGGAGGACCTCATTGTGCTCCAGTGACAGCAGAGGGTTCTCCAGATGTCTTTGTGGGCGATTAACTACCCACTTAACTTGTAAAAAATCAGGAAAACTGCTATAATATACCATTATTATGGGGTTAAAGCAGTTGTTTTCTCAAAAATTATGAAGTTATATAAAACTACAACCTTAAGAAGGAGGGAAAAATAGATGAGACAATATTTGCCTAGTTTAGCAAAATTTGTATCAATCGTTTTTGGTATGTGGTTGGCCACATACGCCTTGGTAGAGGTAACCAAAAACAAGTTCGAAGCCTTAGAGGCCGAGAAAGCAGAGATGTCTGCGATGCATCCAGTCAGCGGGGAGGAACGTGCTCGCCAACTGCGTTGCTTGACTCAAAACATTTATTGGGAAGCCGCCAGCGAACCATTTGAAGGAAAAGTTGCTGTGGCTCAAGTTACACTCAATCGTGCAAACAGTGGTAAGTTTCCCAATGACATCTGTGCTGTGGTATATCAAAAGAATGTGATCTACTCCAAAGTAGTTTGCCAGTTCTCCTGGTACTGCGAAGGAACCCATCGTGTAAAACCTGTGTATCAACCTCTGTACAATGAAAGTGCGGAAGTTGCCAAAAAGGTACTACTAGAAGGATTCCGTTTGCCCAGTCTCAAAAATGCAATGTATTATCATGCTGACTATGTTCAACCAGGGTGGGGTAAAAAGCCCATTGCCAAAATTGGACGCCATATCTTTTATGGCAATAGTTAAGCAGGATAATATTTGATGCCCATATTAAGTTCAACACCTAAACCTAAATCTAAAATGGAAAATTCAAGCAAAATTGATTTTGAACGTATCAAGCATAACGTGGTAGAGTTCTTCTCTACACACTTTAGCAAAATTTCTGCAGAAACCATGGGATGGCTAGCGGCTATTGCATTACACGCCGCTACTGTGCCAACATTACTGGCTCTGCTTACAGGACTGACAGATAGCACACCCAGTGTGGATGTTGTTATGTTCCTGTGGCTGGGCCTAGTATTGTTATTTGGTCGAGCAGTATTGCTACGTGATATGCTCAACATAGTAACCATTGGATTTGGATTTGTAATTCAGGCTTCGCTTATGGCACTAATCCTATTCAAGTAATCCATAAATACTAGAAATAGGAGGCAGCTATGAGCAAACGCCTAGAATTAGAAGTTGAAGATCCTGTACTTGATTACACAGATGAAGTCGGCGATGAAGATTATGGTTTTGTCTTTGACGCCGACGGTAATCTCAAGTTTGCATTTATACCAGAATTTCCGCCAGACAAGCCGCCAAAAAACATACAAAAAATTATGAAGATATTGGGCGTAATTGATCTAGCACAATTCAACGAAGACTTAACAATTCATTGAACACTGGACATAGATATGAAACTTGGCGATATTATGGATAGGGTATTTGCTACCAAAATTGATTTTAAGTACAATCGAAAAACTGATAGTTATTCAATTACACGATCTAACGATGATCCGTCAAAAGTGCTGTACAAAGACGGAGTATTTAGAGAAACTTCTGAACAAGAAATAAAAAAGCAACTTGCTAATTTGTTAAGAAATTAATCAATTGACCAAAAAGATCCTTTTTGCTATACTAAGAGCATGAAAAAGGACATGACATTTTATATCAAGTGGCTTGCAACTTTTGTAACAATTGCAGGAGCCATTTGCACTTCAATTAACATTTACCCACTAGGACCAGCCCTACTCAATGTAGGGGCATTTTTATGGCTTATTGTAGCTGTAAAATGGCGTGAGTGGAGTCTTATTGTTATAAATGCAACACTTCTTGCAATTTATACAATAGGATTAGTTGTTAAATTAGCAACATAAAAATGATAGACCATAATGGTCCATTTTGTTATAATATAGGTATAGTAACTAATAAGGAGCGTACCAAATGAGAACAGCATTCGAAGGTTTGACTACCCAAGAAATCCGCGAAGTCAGCATGTATGGTTGCACCGAAGCGCATATGCGCGAGGCAGTAGAGTCTAGCATTACTTTCAAGCTGTCTGGTCCTGCTATGGTTGTAGCTGGCATGATGAGTGATGCACAAGAAATGACCAACACCGAATACGGCGAAGTTGATTTTATGCGAGCCGAAGATGCACGACAGCAACTTAATCGTGCCAAGTGGGTTTTATTCACTTACATTATGGACCGCGACGGTAGTGCAGTTGCTCCTATGAAAGGCTAATACAATGGGAGACCAAAACTTGATAAATGAGCTGTACGAAGAGCTGGTACATCTGGATGAGATGGCAGGCGAGTATGACGAAATGACTAACAATGCTATCGACTACCAGCGTCAAAAACTGTGGAAGCAAATTCAAGAGTTGGAGGCAAAGTAATGTTTGATCGTCGAGTAAATTTTGTTACCCGGACCAGCGGAGACGGATATTGGTCCATACAGATCAAAACTGTACGCATAACCCGTGTTGAATTGGCCTATGTGAATGAAGAAGGTGACTTTGGTGAATTACGAGCTTACTTCAATGTTGGTGATTGGGACATTGAAAATGACGGTTTAATCTATTCGGACATGGGATGGAAGCACTCGTTCCTTACTTGTATGGAAAATCATTTTGCATTCAGTCCGGATGCTATACTTGATTTGAGTTACAGCGAACAAGGCATGCAAGGTGAAGACTATGTGAGTATGGATGTAGGCCCACAGTTTATTTTGGAGTGCGGTGCATTGTATCGCTTTTTAGTGCATCAAGAAGCAGTCAATCAAGGAGCTTGATATGGAACCCAAAGACTTTAGTAATGCATTTAACAGCGCACGCCAAGAAATTCGTTATGCTCGAGGCTTGAGTCGCAAGCGTAGGATTATACAGCTTCAACTTGACGCCCTGCACACTATGCAATTGGACATGATCGATGAAGCAGTAGAAGCCAAAGAACGTGAAGGCTTTCCAGAAGCCGCCCAAGTTATTGACTATGTCAGGAGCCTATAATGGATGTGGAAAATCTAGTGGATGATATTCTAACCGATCAGGTGCAAATTGCAGATTTGGATACTGACCAAATGGAAGCTCTAGTTGATTACATGCGTGAGCACATTGGATCTATTGAAAACGACGAGTATCGCGAAGCATTAATGATCTTGGTCAATGCCATAGAAATCGCAGCCGAGAACAGATTTGGTAATCTAGCAAGTGGTGATTGGGATGACGTCATTGAAGCTAGTGTGGCCCGTGGCAACACCTATTTTGAACTTGAGAATTATATAGTGCAGTAGTTGTGTGGTGCTCCCGTAGTATCTTGACCCGCTTCGGCGGGTTTCTTTTTGCTAAATACTGGTATGAAGATCACAGACATTATTCGCAGCGTATTAGACATTATTGATACAGCAGATCAGCCCGCTGAACCTGTTGTGGCAATAGCAATTGAAGCGGAGCCACAAGAACAAATAGCAGACATGCAGCGTCTAGCAGGCATCTTGGACTGCGATGATGCGGAATATGCTAACACACCCACTGAAGTTGTTGCACCAGTTACAGCAGCGTTTCCGGCTGGTGACGATGTACATCACAGCAAAAATCCTGCGGACATTAGAACCAATGCACCCAGCATGTATCCAGGGTATCAGGCAAGGATGTAATCGTGGCAGCTATAACTATTTCTGTACAAAGTTTATTGAACACTGCGGTTTATAACAGCTACAGCGTAGATACCACTAACACAGTAACACAGGTAAAGACCACTATAAATGCCACAGCCAATTGGGATAGCAGTTGGTACAAATTGGTGTATAACAATGCAGTATTGTCCAATGAATCCGTAACATTGGCATCATATGGTATCAACTCAAATGCAACATTTAGAACAGCCAATGTGATTGACAGATTGGCCACAAAAGAATTAAAACAAAAAGCAAAATTGGATTTGTCAGAACTTGACCGAGCAGCAGACGGCAACCCAAGATCCACTTATGACATTACTGAGCTGCCCACCCAATACAGCGGCAACAATATTGTGGACAATCCACAACCCAACGGATTGATTTTAGGCAGACCCTGGATATAATTTATGGCATATGTTAAACCCAGTGCCGGCCGAGGCGATCGAAGACAAAACACCACAAACTACGAACATCCACAAGAAACCAATCTACTAGACCTACACCGTGCCATGGAATACGACTTGGCCGGCAAACCGCAGATTCGTGTGGCTGCAAAATTGAGTGCGCCCAGTATTGCTGGTCAGGTGTCAGCATTTGGCGAACCACTGGCTATCAGTCCCACAGCAGTTATACAGCTGGATGCCATTTACGGAACAACTACCGATGTCATACAAACCTATACAAACGGTACAGGGGCAACAGCAGGATCGGTCAATCAAATGTTCAAGGTCACAACAGGTACCACGCAAGGTGGATATGGCGTACTGCGTTCAAAAAGATTCATGCGTTATAGACCTGGGCAAGGTATAGTCACAAGATTCACAGCAGCCTTTACTACCGGGGTACCAGGCAGTCTGCAATTTGCAGGACTAAACAATCAAGAAAATCGCTTGGCATTTGGATTTGACGGCGATCGGTTTGGTATTTGTCGAGCCACTGGCGGCAAAGCCACAATTTACCTAATGACTATGACTGTGGCACCTAATGCCACACAAACTGCTACAATTACATTGGATGGCGTTGCTTATACAGTAGTATTAGGAAACACTTCATCGGACATAGCTGTACAAACTATTACCAACCGTGTGGGCGGGTATGGTGGTTGGTTGTTCCAGCAAACAGACGGTGCCATGTTATGGTTGGCACCAACACTGGGTCCAATGAACGGCACATTCAGTTTTACCAGCACCGGTAATGCACAAGCAACCTTTACACTAAAACAACAGGGTGTAGCACAAACCAATTACTGGACTTATCAAACGGATTGGAATATTGATAAACTGGACGGTAGCAACACTATCACTACCAATCCCAGCGGCATGTTATTGGATCCTACCAAATTAAATGTGTACCAAATTGCCATGCGTTGGTTGGGAGCAGGTGCTATCAGTTATGCATTAGAAGACCAAGCATCTGGATCCTTGGTTTATGTACATAGAGAACATTATGTAAATCAATACACAGTACCACACATTGCCAATCCCAGTTTCAAGATAACTTATGCGGCATACAATACAACCAATACCAGTAATCTCTCTGTTACAGGTGGTAGTATATATGGTGCAGTGGAAGGTACCATATTCCAAAACGAACTTACTCGCAGTCACAGTGTATCTAAATCCAATCTGGCACAAAATGTCACACACCATATTATGACTATCAAGAACAGTGTGGTCACAAATGGACTAGCCGGCGCCAACAATGGCAATTACATTATCAATGTCAAAGAAGCCATCGTAAAAAGTTTAAGTGTTTCGGTACAGGCCACAGATCCGTCGCAGGTATTTTTGTTTTTTGATCCTGTGAGTTTTTCAGGCACTCACTTGTATTTCAACATTCCTTCGGCCAACGAAGTGTATAGTTCGGCCACAGGCACCTTGGATCTTGCTGTGGATACTCCGGTGTATAACGGATTGAATGCCATTAACGGAACTGTGAATATAGATTTGAGTCCATACAGAATAACCATTCCACCAGGCAGTCAGGTCAGCATAGCCATACGAAGCACCAACGGTATCACACAGGCCACAGTGGCCTTGGTTTGGTCAGAAGATTAATCCAAAACATTTGACAAGTCAATAACACTCTAGTATTCTTAATCTACAATTCTATAAATACACGCTATGTTATTTGGATCACTAATAATGTTGGTGGCCATTACCATTTCGGCAATTGCCGCTTGGTATTCGGTCGCCGGTCTCACTGCCATCTTCAGTGCAGCAGTTGTGCCTGTTATCATAATGGGTGGCGCACTAGAGGCCGGCAAGTTGGTTGCTACAGTTTGGTTACATAACAATTGGAAGCGAGCCGGTTGGGCATTTAAAACCTATCTTATTCCTGCCATTGTGTTCCTTATGCTGCTAACCAGTATGGGCATCTTTGGCTTCTTATCAAAAGCACACTCAGATCAAAGCTTAGTGACTGGCGATGCCACCAGTAAGGTTGCCATATACGATGAAAAGATTGCAACTGAGAGAGAAAACATAGCACAGGCCAAGAAGGCACTTGATCAAATGAATGCACAGGTTGATCAAATGCTGGGTAGAACAGATAGCGAGCGTG